GCTTACCTCGTCGTCTTCGGGGCTTCCCTCGTTGACGTTGTCCAACTTACACACTCTGGGAGTTGAAATCAACTCCGGTTCATGTGGCCTGCGTCACGAAGGGCTTCATCGCGCCCTTCGTCGAGCGCGCCTTGCGGATCGTGAGTGCAAGGTTCGCCAGTGCCCACCCGATGTTCAGGTCGACCCAGTACAAGTTACACACTCCGGTGCCCGCTGGCAAATGCACGATGATGCCCCAGTCCTGGTTCACAGGAGGCAGCGGCGAGTAAGCGGCAGCCGCCTGCTCAGCCGAGAACTCCTGCTTCTTCCACGCCTTGAACGCCTTCTCGTCGTCGGTGTTCACGGGGAACTTCGTGTGGTCGTACAGCTTGCCGCGCGAGTACACCGCGAGTTGCGATGCCATCTTGAGCTTGCCGTACTCGATCGTGCCGGTCTTCGTGTCCGTGATGAAGTTGCCCGAGATCGGCTTGCCGTCCGGGCCAGGCCCGTCGTAGTAGGCGAGGCGGTCGAACGTGCCACCCACGGACAGGTCGGGCACCGCGACGAACTGCTCGATCGCGATGACCTTCAGCACGGAGGTGGCCATCATGTACGCGGCCATGTCGTCGAGGTCCGCTCCCGAGATGGTGCTGGGGAGCGGGTCTCCACGGTCCACGTACTCCGACAGGTCATGCAGGTACGTGCCCTTGCGCGACTTCTCATTCGCTCCGGCTGCGTCCTTGGCCTGCTCAGTCAAGGAGTTGAGGCGCTTCTTGTCGGAGGAGTCGTCGGGGTCCAGACCTCGAACTTTCTCCAACAAGTCGGGTCGCTTCGCGGAGCCGAGCAAGACCATCCGACCCTGCCAGTCGATCAAGTTCGACTTGTCCTCGATGCAGTCGATGAACGTCGTCGTCCGAGTGTGCCCCTTCGGCTTGCCGCCGCTCTCGGGAACGATCAGGGGCCTGCCCCAGCCGTCCCGAGGGACGGACATGTTCGGGTGCAGGGGCTTGGCTTGCGGGATCTCTACGAGATTCAGGGCCACTCAGTTCTCCTTCGTTCGGGGATGTGGTCATGGGGGTGATGGTCGGGGTCGCGTCCTTGCGGGAATGGCCGGGGGTGAAGACCTCCTTCACCGCGTCCCGGTAATCGGTGCGGCTGTGGAGTGCCGGGCTCGGAAGTATCAGGGCGCCTGCAACGCAGGCCGCCAGGGCAAACGTGCCAGCCGCGCGCTTGGCGATCGAGCGGGCCGGCCTTTCCTGAACGACAGGCTGTACGGCATACACAGTGATGGGCGCCAGGTAGATGCGAACGGTGCCGTCCTCAAGCAGCTCGGGCTCGCACTCGTCTTCGTCCAGGGGCTCAAGGCCCCGACTCCTGGCCGCCTCCAGAACGGTCCTCATGGCGCTGGCCTTGTAACCCGGCCTCGCGTCGATGTGGAAGTCGTACGCATCCTCGTCGACTACCAGCAGGATCAGTCTGTCCGGGGAGCTGAATTCTCCGTACCACCCACTGGGCGTCGTAGAAGTGTCCGCCCCCTGGTGGAGTTCCACTCGATACCTCCTTCTGTGCAAGTGTCGCTGAGGTGATCCATCCTGCATGACCACTGCGGCACTGTCAAGTCAACTTTTGTAAGCAGTCTTGACGAAACCTTCACGTCCGGAGGGTATGACTCCGCAAGAAGGCAGATGGTTGTACGCAATGAACGGAATCTTTGAAAGTTCAATCTACCCGGCCTACTGTGGGGACCAGAGAGCCCCCCGCAGTTCGGATGCGGGGGGCTCTACATAGACTGCTTGCGGTGTGCCGGCCTACCGGTCGGCATTGGGGCGAGGGGTCGTCTTGTGCTCCGGCTGGTGGATGAGGTCGTCATCGCCCTCCTGCCGTGGCACGTAGAAGAAGCCTTCCTCGGTGTCCGGGTCGTAGTGCACGACCGCGTTCTCCTCCTTCAGCATCTCCAGCCAGTTGGACAGCCGGGACTCGTCCGTCTCGGTCAGCTCCTTGCCAGCGCGGCGCCGAGCCTCAGCCCGGAGCATCGCCAGGGGGTAGGCCCAGCGGTGCTCCTCTTTCACGAACCAGGGGATGAGCTCGTCATCCCGTACGATCCGCCGATCGAGACCCCGGCGTCGCCGGAAGTTTCCCCACATGGAGGGGACGGTCTCGATGTTGTACTTGCGCTTGTACTCGTCGATCATCCAGGCGTAGGTCCGACCCTCCTCGAACCAACGGATGACCTCCTGCTCATCCTGGATCTTGCGCTTGCCCATGTGCCTCCTGACTTCGTTGTCACCATGATCACTTCGTCGTGATCATGGTCTGTAACACTTCCACGATACCGCGCCACAGTCAACTGTGCACAGGTATCGTGGGTGTCACACCAACATTCACACCGGGAGGGAAGGCATGAAGCTGCAAGTCACCGCGTGCGACATCGACAAGAAGTTCCCCGCCAAGACTTACACCATCACAGCGAGCGATGGTCGCAGTATCACAAAGGACCTGTGCGAGGAGCACGCCGAGCCCTTCGAGGAGTGGCTGGAAGAGGCGGAGGTCGTCGAGGACGCCGAGCCCGTGTGTGAGCCGGAGCCGGAGCCTGAGCCCAAGCCCGAACCGAAGGTCGTCAAGCAGGCGCCAGCCAAGAAGACGACAGCTCGACGGCGACCGAAGGTCGTCAGCCTGGAAGAGATCGAGAAGGCCAAGCAGAACTGAGACAAGAAGAAAGCCCCCGCCAGCCACATGGGCCAGCGGGGGCTTCTCTCATTCCGAGTCGGACTGCTCGACGAAACCGAGCGCGGTCAGCGCCTGTATGACGAGCGCGACCTGCGGGTAGTCGGTGCCGAAGTAGGTGGCCAGGGACAGGGCCACACCGACGACGGCTGCGACCAGTCCGGCCTTGGACTTGTACTTGGTGGGCAGGGCCCCGGCGATACGAGCCAGGCCCTTACCCGTCACCTTGGAGTGCTTGGCCACTCTGATCATCCCTTCACGGTGAAGCCGTGCTTGGCGCCCAGCTTCTTCAGGCTCGTCAGGCCGGGGATGCCGTCAGCGTCCCGCCCGATGTAGCCGAGCTTCTGCTGCCACTTCTTGTAAGCGGTCTTGGTCGTGGTCCCGTAGGAACCGTCCGTGGCGTAGGTCGCGGAGAGCAGGCCCTCGGCACGGAGTGCGGCCTCGACGAGCTTCACGTCAGCCGCGTGCGTGGTGCCGCCCTGCGGCAGGCCGGGGTCGCGCTTCGCTGCGGCCACGACGTTGGACAGGTCGACGACCTTCGCCGCAGGCTTGGCGGGGGCCGGCGAGGGGGTCGCGGGCTTGCTGGCGCCCTTGTTGATCTGGGCCTGGACGTCCTTGCGGAACTCGTCCATGTCCCACATCTCGCCGCCCGCCTTGCCGATCGGGCCCTTCGGGTCGATCTTGCGGGTCGTGCCCTCCTTGTGGCCGATGACCGAGTTGGCGGTCCAGCCGTGGAAGCGGCAGATCGCGGCAGCCCAGTTCACCGCAGCGTCGTACTGGTCCTGCGGGTAGAAGTCCTTCCCGTCGCCCAGGTTCTCGATCTCGATCCCGTAGTAGTGGTCGTTGCCGTCCACGGGCTCAGAGGTCGAGGGGCGCGGGTGGACCGAGGACTCGGCGACTACTGCATCGTGGGCGTTCTGCGCGAAGCCGCCCGCGTGGTTGGCGCGGTGCGCCGAGATCATCGTCGCGGTGCCGGACTTGGCCAGGTGGGTGTGGCAGAGCGGGCCGGGCAGCGCGCTGGTGCCGTTGTAGACCAGGCTCAGGGAGTCACGGCCTGCGGTGTGGTGGATCACGACGCCGTTGACAGGGCCGAACGTCTTGCCGGTGGCGCTGTCGCGCCCGTGGGTACGCCAGCCGCTGTACTTCTCGGAGACCGTCAGCCCCTCCTTCTTCAGGGCATCGACGAACTGCTGGGCAGTCATGGGGGTTGACACTGGGGTGTACTCCTTCGCTCAGCCCGTGAGCTGCCGCACGGCGGCAACAACAGGGCGGGTGTCTTCGATGTGGTCGTCGAGGCGTTCGGCGACGGACAGCCGCTCGCGCCGTTCGTGGTTGATCTCGTTGCGCAGGGCGGACAGCTCCTCGCTGTGCCGCTCCTGGCCGTCGATGACTCGGTCGATCCGGAACATCACGGCGTCGAGGTCGTCCCGCAGGTTCGTGCTGTGCGTGTTGGCAACGTGGTCTCGCGCCACTTGCACGTTCTCTCGCACTTCGCTCATCGCGTTCGCCTGGCGCCGCATCATCTCGATGAGGACGCCAACGAGGGCGGCACACACGGTGCCGCCCGTCGTGACGAGCGCAACTTGCACACTGGGTTCCATGGCCAGGGCGGTCACGACAGCTTGGACTCCAGACGGGCGAGCCGAGCTTCGAGGTCTTCGATCTGCTTCGCCTGACGCTGAACGACCGGAACCAGGGCGACGCCCAGGAGGTCGTAGCGCAGGCCGTCGACCTCGCCGTCGAGGTAGTTGACCAGCCAGTTGAGACCGGCCGCCTCTACCTCTTCAGCGATCAGGCCGACCTCGTTCTTGCGGCCCGGCTTGGTCTCGCCGGTCTCCTCGTCGATCGTGGCCTTGCGGTCGTAGACGACCGGGCGCAGGTCGAGCACCGAGGCCGGGTCGATCTCGTAGTCGCGGACGTTCTCCTTGAACTTGATCGAGGAGGTGTTGCGGCAGAACTTGCCATCACCCTCGACCCACACCGCGTACCAGGTACCCGAGCCGGAGGCCGAGTTCGAGTGGGGCCCCTTCGAGCCGTTGGCCCAGGAGATCGTGCCACCCGAGGTCAGGTAGCTGGAGTGGCTGTGCGAGCTCGGCGGGTACGTGTCAGGACGGCCGGTGATCGAGTTGAAGGTGTGCGAGTGGGACGACGGGGGGAACGTCGAGGGCTTGCCGGTGATGTCGCCGTAGGCGTGCGAGTGTGCGCTCGGGGCGAAGGTGCTCGGCTTGCCGGTGATGTCGGCGTAAGCGTGCGAGTGAGCGGCCGGAGGGAAGCTGGCGGGAGCGCCCTCGATCGTCGACCAGGTGATGGTCGGAGCGAGATCCTTCCAGCTCGTACCGTCCCAGAACTCCCACTGGTTCGTGGAGGTGTTGAGCCCGAGCCGGCCAGCGCGAGGGGAAGTCGGCCGGGTGTTCGTCGTCCAGCCGCCCACGCTGTTGCCCAGGAACTCTCGCGCCCCTGCGACGTTGCCAGCCGTGATGGTCGCAGCTCCGGTCGGGACCGTGACGGTCGCCAGCGGGAACTCGTAAATGTTGGTGTCGGTCTGGGTCAGGGCGGGGATGCTGCCGCCCGAGGGGCCCTGCACGACGGCGAGAGAGATGGAGTTGGCGGTGGGGTCCAGGCGGAGCACGACGCGGTCGTACCGCGTGGCCGCGCTCGCGGCTGCGATGGTCACCGTCTCGACCGCCGTCGACTGAACGGCGTGGCCGCGCACGATCGCGAAGCCGGGGTTGACCTTGACCTGCATCCCGGAGCTGTCGCCGTAGACGCTGAAGTTGGAGCTGCCGACGCCGCCAGCGACTCCGGAGTGCGAGGCGAGCTCGCGGAAGAGGTAGCTGAACTGCCCCTCGGAGACGGGCTGGCCGTCGAACGGGTAAGAGCTGATGGACATTCTAAGGATCTCCTCCTGTGGTCGAGCGACTGCTTACTCGGAGTACGGGCCGACGTCCTCGACCGCGAGGTGTGCGTTGGGGCCGGTCAGGAAGCGGACCTGGCCGTAGGTGGCTGCCGCTCGGGCGGCCCTGATCGAGATGCCTACCGCGAGCTGTCCACTCGGGGGGTTCAGCAAGAAGAAGCTCGCATCGATACCGGTGCCGGTTACCGAGTCGTCGTCGAAGACGGTTGCTCGGATGTAGCCGATGCTGGTACTGGATGCCGTGATCGAGGTCCCAGCGGCCCATCGACATTGAGCGGTCAGGCCGTTCTTGGCGTAGCGGAGGGTCGCGTTGTCGCCCGCCCCGTCCGTGTCCGCGATGCCGCACCGAAGCTGCACCTTGTAGATGCGCTTCGGTGCGGCCACGAACGGGAGGGTGTAGACCACGGTCTCGGTGTCGCCGACGTAGGCCGTGTCACTCAGGCCGGTCGTGATCGCGACGATGCCTCGCGGCATGTGGCTGGCGTCCAGGAGTCCCATGGTCTACCAGCTCCCTTCTGATCTCAGACGGTCGGGGAGACCTGCGTCTTCGTCACGGTGACCTCATCGCCAGCCGTGTAGGCGTAGTAGCCGGGGAAGGCGCCGTCCGTGGGGAGGTTGGCGATCACCGCGTCGAGCGCGGCCTTGACGATCTCCGACCGCTGAGCGTTGTCGAGCCCGCCGAGCGGGGACTCACCGACCGAGTCGGAGAACTGGATGAAGACCTTCTCGGCGGCCTTCTCTTCGCTGGTGCCGTAGCGGACGATGCCGCCAGTTACGAGGGACACTGGTGTTGATTCCTTTCGTTGTTTCACTTACACAAGTCCGACCCAGAACCGCTTCGGGTCGGAGAGGAACGAGCCCACGGCGATCGAGGCCGGGGCCGTGGTCTTCGCGGTGTCCGTGGCTCCGAGCGTCGCCCAGCGCCACATGTTGTTGTAGCCGAGCCTCGACGGGCAGGCCGAGCTGTTGTCGTAGGCGAGCATGGCCGGACCGTCGACCGGGCTCTCGGTGTAGACCATGCGGAACACCACGTAGTAGAGGCCGGGCGCGAGGGTGATCGCAGACGTCAGCGGCGTCGAGGAGTTGCCACCACCGTCAGCGTGCTGCTCGGCCGGCTCGTAGGTGGCCGTGCTGAGGTCGCCCGTCGCTCGCATGAGAGTGCCGGACGAGTTGTAGATCCCGGCCCAGGAGCCGGCCTTCAGGCCGCCCGCGTAGCCCTTGAAGTACCAGGCGATCCGACTGACGGAGACGGACTCGTTGATCTTGACTGCCGTCACTCGACCGGTGCCGCTCGTCGGGTACACGACCTGCACCGAGCACATCGCCGGGTCGCTGGACCATGCCTTCAGACCGAGGTCGGTCGGGTCGAAGTCGCTCGGCTTGGAGAAGGACGGGAGCTGTGCGGTCGGAACCTTGGTGTCCGACCCGAGCGAGGCGACGCCGTTCGCGGCGCCCTTCTGGTTCGCCAGCAGCGCTCCGAGGCTCGCGGCGTCAATCGTCACGTCGCCCGTGTCGCCGTTCACTGAAGTGACCGGTATCTCCGGGGCGTTGGCTACGGTGACGATCGTGCCGTCCGGCTGCCGGACCTTCAGCACGCCAGCTTCGGAGTAGGCGACCACGCCACCCACGGGATTGGACGTCGGCAGGACGTTCGCGTTCTTGATGCCGAGCACGAACTTGCCCCCGGCGAACGGGGTGGCCGTGTCACCGATGCCCAGGTTGTAGAACGTGGCTCGCAGGCTGTTGCTGTACGGGTGACCGTCGGCCGTGACGCGGAAGTACGTCGCCGGGTCCGTGCTGCCGTACGCCGTGAGCGTGTTGCCGGAGGTGGGCTGGAGGTTGACGACGCCGGTCACCGTTCCGCCGTCGATCGGCAAGGCGTTGACGTCGGTCGCGTTCAGCGTGACGGCGCCGGTCTTCCCGTTGACGGAGTCGACTGCGCCACCACCGGAGCCTCCGGAGCCGACCTGGAAGATCGTCCCGTTGGCCTGGATGACGTAGGGCAGGCCGTTCTTCGCGTAGAGCACGAAGCCCTGCGAGGGGGCGGCCGGGTCCGCAGTGCGGTTGGTGACACCGACACCGTTGACGAAGGTGCCCTTCGCGTCCGACAGCTTCGTGCTGCCGCCGAAGGCGATCTGCCCCGTGGAGCGGTTCATGTCCAGGATGGTGGCCCGGAACGTGCCGTCGTCGTTCCGGCTGGACAGGGTGAGGTTCGAGCCTGCGGCGTCGGTGCCGGTCTCGGCGTCAGTGCCTGCGGCGAGCGTCCATCGGTTCTGGCTGTTGGTGCGGAAGGCCAGTGTGCGGCTCGACCCAGGCGCCCCGTTGATGGGCAGGGTCTGCACAATCTCACCGGCAGTCGCAGGCATGGCGCCCACGTCTGCGGCGCCAAGCGTGACGGCTCCGGTCCGGGAGTTGACCGAGGACACCGGGTAGCTGACCTGCGAGATCTGGAAGGCCGTGCCGTCCGACTGCTTGACGAACAGCTTCCCCGACTTGGAGTAGACGAACGTGCCACCCGAGGTGGTGGCCGGGTCGTCGGTGACGTCACGCATTCCGATCGTTCCACCGGACGTCACTGTGGCAGCGCCGTGGTGCGTGGTGGTGCCGAAGGTGATCGTGCCGTCAGACCGCTTCGCGTGGATGACGGTCTTGTTGAAGGAGCCGTCATCGTTGCGGGCGGACAGGCGGAAGTCCGAACCAGCCGCAGAGCCGGTCTCGGCGACGTCGTCGGCCTGGGCTTCCCAGCGACTCACGCCGCTCGTCAGCCACCGGTAGGCCCGGAAGTTCCCGGCCGCCTTGTCGATGTTCATGTACGAGGCGGCGAGCGTCGCGTTGGCGTTGGACGGTAGGGCGTTCACGTCGGACGCGGCCAGCGTTACCGAGGTCGCGCTCTTGCCGTTGACCGACTGGATGACGCCGGGTGTACCAGGCGAGCCGGCCGGACCCTGCGGGCCTGCGGGCCCAGTGGGACCTACGGTCCCGTTGTCGTAGGGGTAGTACGTAGTCGGCATTTACGCGACCTCCACTCCGCTGATGTGGGCGTAGGCCGTGGCCGAGTTGCCCTGAACGCTGATCGTGTCGTTGGGTTCGAGCACCTGCGAGACGCGGATCGTGAAGACGCCGTTCGGCTGGATGCCTACGTTCGCAAGGAGAGGGATGTCGTTGATCTTCACGGCGATCAGCGCGCTCGATCCGCTGATGTTCGTGGCGACGATGTCGGTGATGATCGCCTGCCCGTTCGTGGGCGTGGTGTAGACGACGGTGTCCGCGTCGGGGAGCTCGCCCCGGTAGAAGTTCTTCGGTGCCGTGGCCACCTGTTCACCACACTCCCATGATCGACATCAGTTGGTTTTCGGCTGCGGCGCCGGTGTCTGACGACCGCTCCAGTAGCGAGACACGCGCCTCGGTGTTCGTCACACGCTTCGAGAGGGCCGCGTCTACCGAGAAGCCGGTCGGGTCACCCAGCAAGACACCCACGCGGAAGCCGTCAGCGTCGGCCTTCATGACCATGCCGGTGGCGTTGGACGTGAGCTCCTGGCCCTCGACGACGACGGCGACCTTGTCACCCAGGTACCAGTCGTGTCCGAAGCGCATGGCGCCGTCGTCCATCGGGACGACCTGGACGTTGACGGCCGTGAAGCCGGACTCCTCCATGGCCTCGTCTCCAGCCTGCTGGAGCTCGTCCCACTTGTCGGTGTTGCGCTGGTCGATGAACTGCTCGACCCGGCGCCCCCAGTCGGCCTCTGCCGCGATGGACTCGGGCGTCTGCACCTGGAGGAACTGGCGCTTCACCAGCTCGCCCTGACCGGCCACGATGGCGCGTGTGACACCGGGCGGAGAGATGGCGACACGCTGTCCGGCGAGGCTTCCGTTCGCGACGTCCAGCCGGATCAGGTCCGTGCGGTCGCCGATCTGGTAGGTCTCGAAGACCAGGCTTGTCCCACGCTGTACGACACGGAAACCAAGGCTGCCCAACAGGGCCAGCTCGGTGAGCAGGTTGCCCAGCACGGGGAAGCGAGCCGACTTGATGACGGCCGGCCCGCGCCCTCCGCTCTCCCCGTCGATGAGGTACGCCTTGCGGCGCTCGACAGGGGCTGTCGGGCCGATGTTGGCCATGGCGAAGGAGTGCATGACGTCCTCTGCATGACCCTGTCTGACATCGTGAGCGAGTGTCTGACTGGCCCCGTTGGGGTTCTTCGGGTCAGGGAAGGCCAGAGCGTCGGCGAGGATGACGGTGTCGGACACGCCCTCGAAGGCGATCGACCCACCGGGGTCATCCTGTGTTGCAGCGAACTCCGCCTTCACCATCGGCCCCGACATGATGACGTCGTTCGGGCCGGTGATGATGACGCCTGCGCCGGGCTGACGCAGGGTCTGTGCGAGCGGGTTCTCTGCGGCCAGCGTCAGCTTCCACTCGCCGACGTTGTTGAAGTTGTCCGTGAGCTCCAGTTGAAGCTCCTCGGGCCGGACGAGGCCGCGACGAGTCAGTGACTTGTCGCGGACCTCGACCGTGATGTCTTCCAGCCGCACTCAGACCACCATCCACTTCCTCGGCCGCCAGGAGCATGTGATCTTCGAGGCGGTCGTGACGTCTTCGAGCTGAGCGGTTGCGGTGGAGAGGCCGGGCTTGACGGTCCAGAAGCGTGGAGCTTCAGCCAGGCTGGCGTAGCGGTTGGCGCCGGACTGGTCGACCACCGTGCCCTTGCGGGTGTCGATGATCAGGCGCTGGTTCGTGGACAGCGTCCCTTCCCAGCGAAGCGTCTCGCCCGAGGGTGAGGTCGCCTCGAAGTTCGTGCCCGGTCCAGTGATCTCCCAGATCGGATACGCCTCCGCGTCGCCTCGGTTGTCGAGCTGGATCTCGCCGATCGCCTGAGAGGCTGCGACGGGGATCGAGACCAGCGAGGAGAGGAATGCAGCCGTCGTCGTATCTCCGCCGACGTACCTGACCTGAGCCTCCGAGGAGGTCCAGTACGGGTCCGGCGAGCGGAAGGTGATGACGGTCTGGAACTCACGCTCGCCGGTCGTGTCCGCACCGTAGGAGTACTCGCCTCCGCCAGTGCGGTACACGTCCGTTGTCCAGCGCGTGCCGTCGTCGTCGAGGAGAGTCAGGGTGCACCTCCCGGCCAGCGCGAGGGCCAGCCGAGAGGTGAGCTGCTGAAGGTGCGTGCGATCCCGAGCCAGGATCTCCAGAGGTATGTCGATGTCCCTTGTGAGGACTCGACGCCTCCGGAAGGTGGCGCCGTCTCCAGCGCCTTCGAGCCACTGGACGGAGACGGGGGGCAGGCCGAAACCTGTCACCCCCGCCTTGGCCTGGTAGCCCAGGCCCTTGTCCATGATCTCGTTGAGGTTGAGCGTGTCCGTCTCGCTGGCGAGCAGGAGCTTGGGCATCTACTCGATCACCATCCCATCCGGGCACGGTTGCTCGCGGCGAACAGATCCTCTTCAGATCCGAGCGAGGAGCCGGGCGCCGCGTAGTAGTTGAGAACCTTCGTGGTGCCACCTCCTGTCGAGTTGGCGAGGCCAGCGTTCACGGCGGCGGAGATGCTGCCCGAGGCGCTGATCTGTCCGACGCTGGGCACGTCGAACTGGGTGGCTCCGACGTCTGCGGTCAGTCCACCGAGGGACTTGCGCACGGCGTCGTAGCGGGACTCCAGGCCCTTGATGAAGCCGTCGATGACGAGCTGGCCGGCGCCCACAAGGAGCACGCGGTCCAGGGACTCGGGGCCCTTCCAGGACGTCAGCTTGTCGGTCAGGCTGCCGAGCTTGTCCTTGACCTTGCCGAACATTCCGGTGATGCCGTCGATGAAGCCCTGGATCAGCTTGATGCCCGCGCTCTTCAGTGTGGAGCCGAGCGAGCTCAGGGCGGACTTCGCCTTGCCGGGCAGCTCCTTGACCTTGGTGACCGCCTTGCCGATCCACTCGCCCACGGTGGAGACGAGCCTGCTCAGCCCAGTGACGGCCGCCGACTTGATCGACGTCCAGGCGGAGGAGAAGAACCGGCCGATGGCCGCGAGTCCGTCAGTGACCAGACCGCGAGCGCCAGTGAAGAACACTCCGATGTAGCCACGGATCGCGGCGAAGGCTCCGGTGAAGATCTCACCGATGGCCTTCCAGGCGGACTTGAACAGGGCGCCGATGGCCTTGAGGCCCTTGCCCGCAGCGCCGAGGATGCCGACGTTCAGGAACACTTCGAGCGCGCCCAGGATCGTGTCCCAGACGCCCTTCAGCATTCCCTTGATGCCTTCCCAGAGCTGCTTGAAGCCGTCCTTGAAGGTGTCCCAGTTGCCGGTGAAGATGCCTTCGAAGAGGCCCCACCAGATCTTGAAGAAGCCCACGATGTAGTCGAAGACTCCGACGAAGAACTCCTTCAGTCCTTCGAGGACCAGGCCCACGCCGTTGATCGCAGCGACCAGCGCGCCTGCCAGGATCTCGATGATGAACTGGAGCACCGGCACCAGGATCGGCATCAGGAAGTTGACGACCGCGAGCAGTGCCTGAAGGAACGGCTGAAGCGCCTCGACCACGCGAGAGATCGCGTCGGCCAGCGGAGGCAGTACGGACTGGATGACCTCGGACAGCATCGGAAGCAGAGGCTGGATGACTGCCGTGATGATCTGGAGTGCGACAGCGATCACCGGCTGGAGAGCCGTAAGGATCGTCGTGAATGCCTGAGCCAGGATCGGCAGGATCGGAGCCAGCGCACTGATCAGGGCCTGAGCCAGCGGCATGACAGCCGCGAGGATCTGACCGAAGATCGCAGCGATCGGAGGCAGGAGCGTACCGAGGAACTGGAACGCGGCACCGAGCGCCTGGCCCACGATCGGAACAAGCTGCTCGATGTACGGCGCGAGCGTGTTGAACGCCTGCGTCAGTGCACCACCAAGGAGCGTGATGATCGGGGTGAGCTGCGGAGCGAGCTGCGCGAACGCGTTCGACAGTGGGATCACGGCGGCCGAGACGAGCTGGGCGAAGACCGGCAGTGCTGCGGCAACGAGCTGGAGGATCGCTCCGAGCGCGGCGCCGAGCGGCATCATCGCGGGAGCCAGGGCCTGCACTGCACCGAGCAGTCCATCGAACAGGGAGGAGATGCCCTCGGTGATGGCGGGCTGGGCCAGGGCCGTAGCCACTGCGTCCAGCGCCGTGCCGATGATCTCGCCCGCCTTCGGCAGGACGGTCGTGAGCAGTGAACCGAGCTCGATGAACAGGTTCTTGACAGCCGGCCCGGAGATCGTGGCGATGTTGTTCATCGCTTCGTGCGCAGCCTTGAAGACGTCGGTCATGCCGGACTGGAAGCCCTTGGAGTCGACCGTCTTGTGGATGCTGGCCAGTGCGTCGTTCAGCGTGCCGAGCGACGTACCGCCCGCCTCAGTCG